CATCTCGGCGGATGCTCGCACGAAACACGGGTTCAACGCCCACGGCGTTTTATTCGACGAATTGCACACCCAGCCGAACCGCGAACTGTGGGATGTGCTGTCAACGTCGACCGGCTCGCGTGAGCAGCCCGTGATACTCGCTCTGACAACGGCGGGCTATGACCACGAGACGATTTGCTGGGAGATACATGAGTACGCCCGGCAGGTGGAGCAGGGTATCATCACGGACGACTCGTTTCTGCCGGTCATCTATGCGGCGGACGATGATGACGACTGGCTCGACCCGGAGGTCTGGAAAAGGGCAAATCCGAGCCTCGGGGTTACCCTGTCACTCGACTATCTGGAGCGCGCGGCGGAATATGCCAAACAGGTGCCGGCGCACCAGAACACGTTTCGCAGGTTGCATCTCAACCAGTGGACACAACAGGCGGAACGCTGGTTGGATATCCGGGCGTGGGATGCATCGGCGGGGCAGGTCCTCGAACACGAACTGCTCGGAAGGCATTGCTTTGGCGGACTCGACCTTGCATCGACGACCGACATCGCGGCGTTCGTCCTCGTTTTTCCCGATGATGCGGTGAGGCCACAGTACCGGACAGTTTGCAGATTTTGGATTCCCGAGGAGGGGATTCTGGAGCGCGAGAGGCGCGACCGTGTCCCCTATCGGGAATGGGTTCGACAAGGATGGATTCACGCGACCCCCGGCAACGTCATTGACTACGCATACATTCGCCACGCCATCAGGGAGTTGGGGAGCAGATACAACATCCGCGAGATAGCGTTCGACCGGTGGGGCGCAACCCAGCTTGCGAACGAGTTGACCGACGAGGGTTTCGTCCTCGCCCAGTTCGGCCAAGGCTACGCGTCGATGAGTCCGCCGACGAAGGAACTGTTGAACCTGGTGCTGAGCGAACGGCTTGAGCACGGCGGGAATCCGGTATTGAGGTGGATGGCCGACAGCATGGTCGTCAAACAGGACCCCGCCGGAAACGTGAAGCCGGACAAGAGCAAATCCACGCAACGCATTGACGGGATGGTCGCGCTGATAATGGCCATCGACCGCGCTGTGAGACATGAGGAGTCCGAGTCCGTTTACGAGACGGAGAGGTTGACAATTCTATGAAACTGCTCCGCGAGTTCGGTATCGCCGACCTGCTGTTTCTGGCGGGTGCGGCGTCGCTCGGTACTGGCCTCTGGATGTTGTGTCCCGAGGCGTGCTTGATAACTCTCGGCGCGCTATCACTGACGATAGGGGTACTGAGCAGATGGCGATAATCGACAGGCTGTTCCGTAGCGACCTCAAAGCCGACCAGTCCCTGTTAGAAAACCCGCGCGGCTGGCTCTACACGGCGTTCGGCGCAAAATCGAGCGTGTCGGGGGCCACGGTAACGCCGAACACCGCTACTGGAAACACCGCCGTTTGGAACGCGATATGGATTCTCGCGACCACGGTTGCCTCTCTCCCACTTCCCGTTTTTCGCCGCGAGGGAGAGGGCAAGGCTCGGGCTGTTGACCACCCGCTCTACAGTCTGTTGCACGATGCGCCGAACGAATACGTCACGTCGATGAACTACCGCGTGGCGATGATGTATCACATGCTCGGGTGGGGCAACCACTACGCCGAGATGGAGCATGACCGAAATGGTAGGTTGGTGGCCCTCTGGCCGTTGCCGCCCGACAGGGTCACGCGCGTCTCCGCCGAGTTGCCCTACTACCGTGTGAACACCGAGAGCGGGGTCGAACTCCTGCCGTACTACAACGTCCTGCACATACCCGGACTCACGACAGACGGCATCAACGGCATATCACCGATAGCGATAGCGCGGGAGGCCGTCGGACTCGGGCTAGCAATCGAGGAGTACGCGGCGCGTTTCTACGCGAACAGCGCGAAGCCGCAGATGGCCATCAGGGCGTCCAAGCCCATGAGCAGAGAGGCCAAGGAGCAGTTCAAGGCGGACTGGAACGCCGCCTACTCGGGACTGTCGAACGCGCACAGAACAGCCCTCCTCGAGGACGGTATGGACGTTGTGAAACTCGGCCTGCCGCAGGAGGATGCGCAGTTTCTCGAGAGCCGTCGTTTCCAGGTTGAGGAGGTCGCACGGATATTCAACCTGCCGCCGCATATGCTCAAGGAGATGAGCAAGGCGACTTTCTCCAACATTGAGCAACAGTTTCTCGAGTTTCACATCATCTCCCTGCGACCGTGGCTGGTGAACATCGAGCAGACGATGAACTTGAGGCTGTTCCCTGCGGACGCGCGAAAATTGTATTTTGTCGAGTTCGTTTTCGAGGGTCTTCTCCGTGGTGACCAGGCGGCGAGGGGCGCATTTTACAAGGACCGGTTCATGACCGCGTCCCTCACTCCGAACGAGATACGGGCCAAGGAAAACGAGAACCCACTTCCGGGCGGCGACGAGCTTTTCTACCCCGCCAACATGATTCCCATGGGCGGGGATGGACTCCGGCGGGAGTTCAAATTTCGGGCCGACGGGACAGTCAGTGAAATGCGAGTCTTGCCCACCGCCACCGCGTACGGTTCTGGCATCGACGAGGAGCGAGGGAAGACGTTCGGAGAGAACTATCGAGACTCTGCTCCCCTGAGGCGTCGAGTTCGCGAGTCGTATCACCAAATATTTGTTGACGCGGCAGTGAGGGCGTTTCGCGGCGAGAGGCGCAATGTCCTGAAGGCGCGAGGGAAATTCGACGACGATGCATTCCGCGAGTGGCTCGCAAAATATTATGCGGACGAGCATCGGGAGTTCCTGCAAAAAATATTCCGGGGTCCGATGCATGCGCTGGCGGAGGCCATCCTGCCGATAGCGGTTGACGCCGTTGGGGTCGACCCGGACACGCTGGATGTGAGTCCCGACGTCGAGAAACATCTCGAGGGTTTCGCGGGCATTCACGCCCGCTGGTCGCATAACGCCATCCTCGAAATCCTGGCGGGGGAGAGGTCACAGCGAAATGCCCTGCTGGTCGAGGCGGAGGACGAGCCCGAGACGCTGGAGGCGCAGTTCGACGACTGGGAAGAGGGACGCTCGGGAACTATCGCCAACTGGGAGACGACGCGGCTCGATGGCATGGTGTCGAAACTGGCGTTTCGCGCGGCGGGCGTCACCTACCTCGTCTGGAGTTCGGCGGGAAGCCCTTGCAAATATTGTCAAGCGCTTGACGGGATGAAGGTCGGAATCGAATCGGCTTTTGTTTCCGCGGACTCTGGAATCGAGGTGGACGGCGAGGTGATGGGCGTCACGTGGAACGTGATGACTCCGCCCGCCCACAACGGCTGTCAATGCTCTATCGAACCCGGCTTTTAGAAGCCGCCCCCTTCGGGGGGCTTTTTTAGTGGGAGGAACCATGAGCAAAAAAAAGCGGCGCGAGTTGCGAGAGACGGGCGGGTTTGAGCGACGGTACTTCGACGTCTCCGAGTTGCGAGTCGTTAGGTCGGACGACGAGGACGAGTCGGTGAAAATCATCGGCCATGCGGCGGTGTTCGACCAGTGGTCGGAAGACCTCGGTGGTTTCAGGGAGAAAATCCGTCCCGGAGCGTTCCGGAAATCTATTGGGCGTGACGATATCCGGTGTCTCTGGAACCACAATTCCGACTACGTCCTCGGTCGCAACAAGATTTCCAAGACACTCGTGCTGGACGAGGACGAGCGCGGGCTCGCCATCGAGTGCACCCCACCTGACACGCAGTACGCAAGAGATTTTTTGATGAGCATAGAGCGCGGCGACGTGAACCAGATGAGTTTTGGTTTTTACACCATAAAGGACGAATGGGAGTACGTGAGCGACGAGGATTGGAAGGCTGGAGGGCTCGACGAGCGCGAGCTCATCGAGTGCGAGCTTTTCGACGTGTCGCCCGTGACCTACCCCGCATACCCGCAAACCGACGTTGCCCTCCGCACCATGGAGAGGCATCACGACACAGAGGACCCCGGCGAACCGCCAGTGCCGGACGACAGTGAGTCCCAGTGCGACAACCTGTCTCTCGTCAGGGCATCCCTCGAAATCCGCAAACGCAAACCCTGAAGGAGGACACATGGACCCGAACAAACTGCGGCAGGAAAGGGCCGCCGTACTCGCAAAGGCCGAGGCCGTCGTGGCCCGGGCCGAGGAGGAGAGCCGCTCGCTGACCGAGGATGAGGTTGCCGAGATAAACGGCTTCAACGCCGAGGCCGACAGGCGCGAGGCCGAGATAAAAGCGATTGAGGACCTGAACGCGCGAAGAATCGCGGAGCGCGAGAAGGAGATAGAGGACGAGACGCCCAGTGGCGACGGCGGTTTCCGGTCGCTCGGTGAGTTCGTCCACACCGCCCTCAACAACCCCCGTGACCCGCGACTGAGGACTGCATCGGACCTCGGGCTGTCGGATATGCCCGACGCGCTCGTGCCGGAGCAGTACGCCACGACCATCATGCAACTGGCAACCCAAGCGTCGATAGTCGAGCCGAGGGCGACTGTGTTTCCTCCGGGGGACATACCCGACGGCTCGATAAACATCCCGGCGGTGGACTACCGCGAGGGGATGTACGGCGGGGCCGAGGTGACGTGGATAGACGAGGGTGGGCTGAAACCCAAGACGGACATCACGCTCACTGATATAAAGCTGACCCCCGCCGAGGTCGCCGCCCACGTGGTCGTGACCGACAAGCTGCTCCGCAACGCGCCGGCTGTCGAAACACTGCTCAACTCGCTGCTTGCCAAATGTCTCGCGGCTGCGAAGGACCACGCGTTCATGTCGAACGTTGGCTCGCCGACCCCGATACTCGGGCATGACGCAACTCTTGTTGTCCCCCGCGACACCGAGAGTGACATCTCCTATGGCGACATAGTGCAGATGTACTCGCAGTTCATCGGCAACTCGGGCGTGTGGGTGTGCGCCAACACGGCGCTTCCCGTGCTGATGCAGATGGAAGACAGCGCAAAAAGGCTCATTTGTCAGGCCAACGCGGCGGTCGCGCCGACGGGGACCATCCTCGGCGACCCCCTGCTCAAATCACAGAGGCAGCCGACGCTCGGCAATGAGGGAGACATCGGCCTGTTTGATTTCTCGCAGTACCTCATCAAGCGCGGGAGCGGCCTGTTCATCGGCAAATCGGAACACGTCTACTACACCAACAACAAGACGGTCGTCAAAATTTTCGAGCTGGTCGACGGCTCTCCGTGGCTCAAGGGGACGGTACTCCTCGAGGACGGCGAAACCGAGGCCAGCCCGTTTGTCGTCCTTGGCGACGTTGCGTCCTAATCACCCGACAGGGGGGGCGGGGAAACCCGCCCCCGCTTCCCCCCATGGAGGAGTCATGCGCACGGCGCGCTTTATCGTCATGCGTCGGATGGACTGGCGCGGAACCTCATATCACCCCGGCGACGTTATCGAGTTGCACCCGCTCGACGGCGAGGTGCTGAAGGAAAAGAACGTTGTCCGCGACCCCTACTCGCCGTCGCGGGCGAGGGTCGAGCCGCCCGAGCGCGCTGTGGGCCGTGAGTGCAGACGGAGGGTGGAAGGATGATAGTCGTGCCGCCTGCCAGCGAACCGGTCACGCTCGACGAGGCCAAGGCGTACGCACGCATTGACCACGACACCGAAGATGATTACATCGCGACCTGCATCTCGGCGGCGAGGGAGTACGCCGAGTCGCATACGGGCCGCGCGTTCGTCACTCAGACTCGTTCCGTTTCGCTCAACGCGTTCCCCGACGGCTACAGGTTGGACGGCCAGCCCATCCAGTCCATCGAGCAGATGACCTACGTCGACGACGAGGGCGCCGAGCGGCTGGTTGACGAATCGGTGTACCGACTTGATGCCAATGGGCGGGTTTTTCTCGCGGCTGACGGAGCGTGGCCGACCGGGGCGCAGGAGGTCGTTATCACCTACGACTGCGGCTACGGCGAACCCGAGGACGTACCCACTCCGCTGAGACAGGCCATCCTGTTCCTCGTCGCGCACTGGTACAACAACCGCGAGCCCGTGGCCGTTGCGACGATTGCGAGCAACGTGCCGTTTACTGTTGACGCCATATTGTCCCTGCACCGGGTGGTCGCCGTATGAGGTCGGGGTCACTGCGCCATCGCGTCACTCTCCAGAAAAAAACACAGACCGAGGGTGACAGGGGCGGCGTGCTGGAG